GGCCGCTCCAGCACCAGTAAGCGAAGGTTTAAGTAAGTTTTTATCTATTGTAAGAAAGAATGATGTTGGTATCTTAAATGAAGGTACTAATCCACACAAGGTCAGTTTGCCAGTACAAATGGCAATGCAACATTATCAAAAACAATCTGATACTCCTGCACGGCCAGTAGGACGTACTAGTACATTTGGCAAATATTTTCACAAAGTAGAAGCAGAAGTGAATGAAGCTGTAGCAGAAGAACAAGCACAAAAACGTCAGCTGATTAATCAGTATGCTAGTGTTATTGCCGAACGTGTCTTGATGAAAGAAGCCGCTAATCCAGCACAACAGGCCGCTATTGCTATTTCTAAAAAGAAAGAACGTCAAGCAGACGAAAGTCTTAAGACAGACAATCCATGCTGGAAAGGTTACAAGCCTGTGGGTACAAAGAAGAAAGGCGGACGTACTGTTCCTAACTGTGTACCAACTAATGAAAACGAAGTACCGGGTACGCATAGTTTAGGGTTTAAGCCAGGACCTGGTAGTCCAGGTATACAAAGTGCAGTAGCAGAAGCCCCTATTGCCATGGATCCTAGTGAACCAAATAACCCAACAATTCACGGACACCAAAAAGCCAATGCAATGACCTTAAAAGGACGCATTATGTCAGCCCGTGCGCAGTTAAAAGAACTAGCACAATTAGCCGAACGTGATGATTTATTGGCATGGGAAGAAATTTGTAAGAAATCCAAAGGCGGAATGTTTATGGGTTTAGAACAAAACTTAGAGCAGATCCGTCATGGTCTTGAACAACTTGCCGCAAAACGCCGTAAGGGCGGAGTTGCTAGTCGTGGTATAGATAAAAATATCGGTGAAGCAGTTACTCCTACAATTAAACCGGCTAAACCAAAGGCTATTAAACCAAAGGCTAAGACAAGTACTTGTCGTGCGGGACAAACCCAAACAGGTGTACAAACTAAGGATGGCAAAACAGTTCCTAAATGCTCAGTAGTTAAGAAAGGATTCTAAATGAGGTACCAAGAATTTTCAACTTCATTGAATGAAGATTTCAGCTGGCCTAAGACTACTGATCCCGTTATACCCGGCATTTCTGCCGATATATACAGTTACGGAGACTTATATTTGGATATGGGATTCTTAGCAGTGGATATTGCGGCCGGTATTGGAGGTGCTTTGCCGACCGGAGGAGTCAGTCTTGGAATAGCAGGCACAGCTATTGCAACCAAAGTGGCTCAACGTGCAGAGTTGATTAATAAAATATTCAAAATATTAACTGTCAAAGGATTGTTGCCAAACATAAAAGATTTCATAGTTGGTATTAAACGTATTGCCAAAATGGATTCTTCGGCAATTGCCCGATTAAATATTTCGCAATGGGGTACTATTGGCAAACAAGCACTGATACAAACTCTGGCAACCATGGGTATTAATTTTGGCATAGACACATATCGTACAGCTACCGGTGCAAAAGACGATGAAGAGTGGTTAAAACAAACTGTAGGTCAAAAAAAGCCTTGACATGCGATAATAAGTAATATATAATTGTGTATTACTAGGAGATATCGATGTCAGGACGTTCTTATGGACCAGAAGAAAAGGCAAAACTAGAAAGATTGATTAGCGAAGGCAGTACAGTACTTCGTGAAGTAGAGGATCTAACAGAAGGCTTGAAAGAGACAGTTAAGGCAGTTGCAGAAGAATTACAAATCAAACCGTCAGTTATTAACAAGGCTATTAAAATTGCACACAAAGGCAACTGGTCTAGTCATAACGAAGATTGGGAAGAGATTGAAGCTATTTTAGATATTACTAAACGTATCTAATAAGTAGTATATAGAAAGGTCGGCGGGCCAATAAACCGCATGAAGGTATTTGTCAGCCTAAAGTGACATCGGAGAGTAAGTATGAGCTATGTAGATGCATGGTTTGACCGCGAGAATGACATCATTAAAGTGGTCGAACGCAACAAGAAAGGTGAACGTGAGTTTCGTGACATACCTGTCAAACACACGTTTTACGTCAAAGACCCACGCGGCAAATTTCAATCAATTTACGGAGATGCGTTAACACGTATTGTCTGCAAAAACACAAAAGAACTACGCAAAGAACAAGCTATTAACAGTGGCAAGGAAGTATTCGAGTCGGATATTAACCCTATCTTTGTTACACTAAGTGAACATTATCTCAATCAAGATCCTCCTAAACTGCATACTGCATTTTTCGATATTGAGGTAGACTTTGATCCAGAACGTGGCTATGCAAGTCCCGATGATGCATTCATGCCTATTACTGCGATTGCTGTCTACCTACAATGGTTAGAGACTATGGTGTGTTTAGCTATTCCGCCCAAAGGTCTTAAGATGGCAGATGCCAAGGAAATGGTTAAAGACTTTCCTAATACATATTTGTTTGATAACGAAGCAGATTTGTTGAACATGTTCCTGGATCTTATACAAGATGCAGACGTTATTAGTGGTTGGAACTCGGAAGGTTTTGATATTCCGTACACAACTAATCGTGTTATTAAGGCATTGAGTAAAGAAGATACAAGACGTTTCTGTTTGTTTGATCAATTACCAAAGAAACGCGAATATGAAAAGTTCGGTCGCACTAGTACAACGTATGACTATATCGGTCGTGTACACTTAGACTATCTCGAACTGTATCGCAAGTATACATATGAAGAACGCCATACATATAGACTAGATGCTATTGCAGAATATGAGCTGGGCCAGCGTAAAACACAATACGAAGGCACATTAGATCAATTATATAACAATGATTTTAGAACATTTGTTGAATATAACATTAACGACTGTAAACTACTTGACGATTTAGACAAAAAGCTAAAGTTCATGGATCTAGCCAATACGTTGGCACATGAAAATACTGTACTACTACAGACTACTATGGGTGCTGTAGCCGTAACAGAGCAGGCCATTATTAATGAAGCACATCGCAGAGGATTTCAAGTACCTAATCGTACTAAGAAAGATGACAGAGATGAAAATACTGCGGCCGCTGGTGCGTATGTTGCACATCCAAAAGAAGGTATTCAAGACTGGGTCGGCTCATTAGACATTAACAGTCTATATCCAAGTGCCATTCGTGCGCTTAACATGGGTCCAGAAACTATTATTGGTCAGTTACGTCAAACTAAAACAGAAGAATTTATTGAAACACAGATGGCCAAGGGTAAATCGTTTGCGGCGGCATGGGAAGGTAAGTTCGGTGCAGATGAATATGAATCAGTAATGGCACAAGAGATTGGTACTGACATTACAATTGACTGGGAGAACGGAGACACTGATGTGCTTAGTGCCGCCGAAGTATATAGATTGATCTACGAAAGCAATCAACCCTGGATGCTGTCAAGTAACGGCACTATTTTTACTTACGAAAAAGAAGGTATTATCCCAGGACTGCTAAAGCGTTGGTATGCCGAGCGTAAAGAGATGCAGGCCAAGCTAAAGGATGCTATCAAGGCAGGAAATAAAGTTGAAGAAGAATACTGGGACAAACGACAGCTCGTTAAAAAAATTAACCTTAATAGTTTGTATGGAGCTATTCTTAACAGCGGTTGTCGCTTTTTCGATAAGCGGATTGGACAAAGTACTACACTAGTAGGTAGACAAATTGCCAAGCACATGGCAAGTAAGGTAAATGAGATCATTACCGGAGAGTATGATCACATAGGCAAGGCTGTTATCTACGGAGATACAGACTCGTGTTACTTCAGTGCGTACAAGACGTTGCAGAAAGATATCGATCGAGGTCTTATTCCGTGGACTAAAGAAAGTGTGGTACAACTATACGACCAAATTGGCGAAGAAGTTAATACTACATTCCCTCAGTTCATGTTAGATTACTTTCACTGTCCGAAATCGCGTGGTGAAGTTATCAAAGCAGGGCGTGAAATTGTTGGCAGTAAAAGTTTGTTCATTACTAAAAAGCGTTATGCTGTATTGTACTATGACAAAGAAGGCAAGCGAGCAGACGTAGATGGGAAAGCTGGCAAGATTAAGGCCATGGGGTTGGATCTTAAACGTAGTGATACTCCGGAATTTATTCAAAACTTTTTAAGTGATGTACTTGAAATGGTTCTAATGGGTAAGCCTGAACAAGAAGTTCTGGATCACATTAGTGAGTTCCGTACTAGATTTAAAGGTCGACCAGGTTGGGAGAAGGGTAGTCCAAAACGTGCTAACAACATTACAGACTATCAAGCTAAAGAAGCCAAAGCAGGTAAGGCTAATATGCCCGGACATGTACGTGCTAGTATCAACTGGAATACGCTCAAACGAATGTTTAACGACAAATATTCAATGAATATCACAGACGGTGCTAAGGTTATTGTTTGTAAACTAAAACAAAACCCACTAGGCTTTACTAGTGTTGCTTATCCAGTCGATCAATTGCGTTTGCCACAATGGTTCAAAGACTTGCCATTCGATCACTCAGAGATGGAAGCTACTATTATTGATAAAAAGCTAGACAATTTGATTGGTGTACTTAAATGGGATGTAGCAAGTACAGAAGAAAAAAATACATTTAACAGTTTATTTGAGTTCTAATATGAATATAATAATTGCAGGATACGGGTTTGTAGGTAAGGCAGTGGCTAATGCCATAGAAGGCCGAAACATAGTTCACATTGTTGATCCTAAAATTGGAGAACAATGCATTAAAGATTTCCCCTATGCAGAGGGCGTCATAGTGTGCGTAGGTACTCCTAGTAATCAGTTAGGTGATTGCGATATTAGTCAAATCATTAGTGTACTTGACGAAACACCATTACACATTCCAGTACTGATTAAATCAACTGTGCCACCGGACTATTTAGAAAAGATATTAAAAAAATATCCTAAACATAGTATTTGTTACAGTCCAGAATTTTTACGTGCGGCAACAGCTAACAAAGACTTCCTTGATCAAAAATATATGGTCATTGGCGGTGACGATCCGGAAGGTGTTTGGCAAACAATGTTCCAAGAAGCGTTACCCAATTGTAAACTTGTGTTTAATACAAGTATTACAGAAGCTAGTATGATCAAATATGCTGCCAACTGTTTTTTAAGTGTAAAGGTTGCGTTCTTTAATCAACTTTACGATGTATGCCAACAAAATGGTGCAGACTTTGAACTAGTGCGCCAAGTACTAACACACGATGACCGAATTGGTCGGAGCCATACTATGGTTCCAGGTACAGATGGTAGTCGTGGATTTGGTGGTGCGTGTTTTCCCAAAGACACCAGCGCATATATGCACTACACAGATCGAATGAATCAATCACATACTTTGGTCGAATCCGCGATAAAGTATAACAAAAAGGTAAGGAA